GTTCACTCTCGCATGGTGGCCGGGTTCGGGTCGGGCTTGCGGTCCCAGGTGGAGCGGGGCCGGTTGCCGTGCCGGTGCCGGGTCCTGCCGCGCGCGGGGCGCGGGGGCTGGCGGGGCGCTCACGATGTCAAAGAGCCGGGGCCGTTCTGGCCGGTGGGCCATGTGATCCATGACCCATAGTTAGTGTACCCATATTGGGAACAGATGTATAGGCTTTTTTATGGGAATTTTCATGTGTCTTTTCAATAGGTTAGAGGGCTTTCAGGCTCGAAAATGGCGCCGACCAGCCGGGACGGCGGAAAACGTGACAGATTTTTACCAATCATTTCAATGGGTTAGCAGGCAGAGCCTGAGCAGAAAACGTGCGTGATTTCAATGGTTTATAGGGCGAATTTGGGAGCCAAGAGCGTATGACGGTAAGGCAATCGAAAAACATTTACATGGGTTTTTCAGTCGATTTTCTGAGGCTCGCCATATGGCTGACTTAAGCCCAACTCGGCCTCATCACGCTTTATCTGACTTCGCCAAGTTAAGGTATTCGTTGACTGAGAAAGGGACTGAGCCGGAACGATATGGGGCCGATGCCGGGTTGTGGTCCAAGCGCGGGCAATCTGGGGGCTGAGAGCGGCCATTCGCGGGGTCGGTCGATGCCAGGATGAAAAACGCGCAATCGGTAATTAAATTGCGCGCGATGCGTTTTGGCCGCGGCCGATCCAGAAGATCGGCGGATCCGGGCGAACGGGCTGAGAGGCGCCCCACATTCGCAGACGGTAGATGGTAGGGCAATCGGCAGACTCCGGCACGAGAGGGCGCGTTTTCGGCGATTCGCGCGAGAGACGCGGGACATTGCCAAACACGAAGGATAGTGCGGATCTGCGGACTTTGGGCTGAGAGAGAAGGCGCTGGGGATTCTGTTCCCACGCTCCCCAGCCGGCGCGGCTCAGGCTCAAGCGGCCTGGGCGAGTGCGGCGTTATCGTTCGCAGCTATCGTGCGGCCTCTCTCGCGGCCAACCGGCTTGCTCCCTCACCCCTCGCCCGTCCGTCGATCCTGCGTCGGGCCCACGGCGAAACACCGAAGTTATGGGGAGGTGACAAGTCTCCCCGCACGATAGGCGCCCTCGATGCTTCGTGGTGGACCCGTCCGGCACTGCCCCGGAGTCCGATCCGGCCTTAGCGCAAGTTCCTCACAAGCAAAGCCTTTATATCGCTCCTTGCATGGGCGGTGCAATGATCCCATTATGGGTTCACTTATACACCAATGGGTACACGGGGAGCCCGGACATTATGGCGCGCGCCAAAGCGCAAAAAACGCAGCCGATCGCAGCGACCGTCTATGAGCAAGTCGAGAAGCTCGCCTCCATCGGCTGTACGTTCGAGGAGATCGCCACGGTCCTGGGCATTACTCCCTGGCAACTCAGCAAGCGCCGAAAGAGCGATACCGAGTTCGAACAACGCATCCAGAAGGGCCTCGCGCATTTCAAGGTGTCCCTGCGGAGGATGCAGTACCAGGCGGCCCAGAAGGGCAATGTCGCCATGCTGATCTGGCTCGGAAAGCAGGTCCTTGGCCAGACAGACAAGGTCGATGTCAACGGCGAGCTGCGCGAGACCTTCGTGGTCGAGGTACCAGCGAAGCAGAAGACCCCCGAGGACTGGGAGAGCAAGTGGAACCCCCGAGTGGTCGAGGGAGGTGCAGCGTGACCGACCAGTTGTTCAGTGACCGCTCACAAGCTGCGATCTCCGACTGTGGCACCTACCGTTACTGGCTGCGGCGCGAATGGGACGCGGCGTTGCCGCACGTGGTCTTCTTCATGCTGAACCCGTCGACTGCCGATGCGGCGCAGGATGACCCAACGATCCGGCGATGCGTGGGCTTCGCGAAGTCCTGGGGCTGCGGCGCGCTGGAGGTGGTCAACCTGTTTGCCTACCGCGCCACCGACCCGCGCGCCCTGTTCTCTGCCGTGGATCCCGTGGGAGAGCAGAACCACGACTACATCCGGCGCGCCGTTGACAGGATGGCAGACGCCCCCAAGCACATCGTATGCGCCTGGGGCGCGCATGGCGACCTCATGGGCCAAGACGAGACTGTGCTTGGCTGGATCGAGGCCGAAGGCCGCCGGCCGGAGGCGTTGAAGCTGACCAAGGCGGGCCATCCATCGCATCCGCTCTACTTGGCCGGAACGCTCACACCGTTCCCGTTCAAGGGCGCGAGCTGGCATCGACGGAACGTGGCCTGATGGCGGCGCTGAATGCCGCCCGCGTCCGTGACAACTACCGAATGGCCGCGCGTGCGCGCCACAGGCCGAACCCCGTCCGCTACAAGCCGCGGTCTGTCGCCTCTCAGTGGTCGAACCGCCTGGTCTCCGAGCCGATCACGATCTGGCAGCCGCAGCCTGGCCCCCAGGAAGCGCTCATCGAATGCCCCCTCCCCGAGATCTTCTTCGGCGGTGCGCGCGGCGGCGGCAAGACCGACGGGATGCTGGGCGACTGGCTACAGCACGCCGGCCGGTACAAGGGCGGTGCGAAGGGCATGTTCGTTCGCCGCTACTTCGTCGACCTGGAAGCGGTCATCGCCCGCTCCAAGGAGCTGTTCTACAAGCTCGGTGCGATCTGGAACGAGAACCGCGCCATGTGGACGTTCCCGAACGGCGCCACACTGCGATTCCGTCACCTGAAGGACGGCAACGCCGCCCAGCACTATCAGGGCCACGACTACTCCTGGATCTGCTTCGAGGAGCTGACGCAGTGGCCGGACGATAAGGCGTTCAACCTGATGCGCGGCGCCATGCGGTCGGCCAAGGGTGTGCCGCCCTGCCTGCGTGCCACCGGCAACCCGGGCGGTCCGGGCCACGGATGGGTCAAGGCCCGGTTCATCGCGCCGGCGCCCGCCGGCTTTACGGTGCTGATCGACGCGAAGACCGGCGAGCCTCGCGTGTTCATCCCGTCTCGCCTGGAAGACAACCGCGCCCTGGTCGACAACGATCCGGGCTATGAGAACCGCCTTAAGGGCGTAGGAAACGACGCGCTGGTGAAAGCTTGGCGCGAGGGCAATTGGGATATTGTCGCCGGCGGGTTCTTCGACGATCTCTGGTCGCCGCGTCTTCACGTCCTCCCACCCTTTGAAGTGCCGAACACCTGGAGGCTGCGACGTTCGTTCGATTGGGGCTCGGCGGCGCCGGCCTCGCTCGGGATCTGGGCGATCAGCGATGGCTCGACGGTCTACCACCGGACCTACGGCGAATTGTTCTTCCCGCGCGGATCCATGATCCGGATCAACGAGTGGTACACCGTCGCCAAGGACGACAACGGCCTCGTGATCGCCAACCAGGGCCTGCGGCTCAACAATGCGACGCTGGGCGACGGGATCGCCCGCCGGTCGGCCGGAAAGTCGTTCTCGGGCTGCGTGGCGGACCCGTCGATCTTCACCGAGATGGGCGGTCCGTCGACCTATGAGCAGATGCGCCGCGGCGCCCGAGCGGCCGGCCATCAGCTCGTCTTCTCGAAAGCCGACAACACCCGGATCCCCGGCTGGCAGCGGATGCGCGAGCTGCTGAACAACGTGGTTGAGGCCCCGCTCGAAAAGCCCGGCCTCTATGTCTTCGACTGGTGCACGGACTTCCTGCGCACGGTCCCGGTCCTTCAGCGCGACGACAAGTACCCCGACGACGTGGACACCGAGGCGGAGGACCACGCGGGCGATGACACCCGCTACGCCGTCATGTCGACCCGACCCGCCGCCCGTAGCCAGGAGTTCCTGCTGTGAAGCTCAATGCGATCGAGTCCGCCATCAACCGAGCGCCCAGCGACGAGGTCGCACCCTATGTGACGACCCGCGCGATGGTCTACGCCGTGCAGTTCCACCTCGGAGTCAAGCTGCCCAATCTCCGCTACCTCGACGATGAGACCGCCGTGTTTCGCGGTGCCGTGCCCGTGCGGACCGGCGACTGGATCGTCTTCCTAGGCATCGACATCGAGAACGGTCCCGCCGAGGTGATGACCGACCAGCGGTTCCACCAGAGATTTGAGCACGTCGCCTCGCCGAACGTGATCGGAGAAGGCGTGCTCGACGTCGACGAAACCATGTCCCTGCTTACCGCCGTCGATGTGGCGTCCCGCAATCCCACCGACACCCAGGCGTTCGCCGATCTCCGTCAGATCGCACTGCGCCTCCACATTGCCGCCTGCCATTCCCTGGTGGCCACCAGCGAGGACTAGCCCATGGCCAACCCGACGCTCAATCCCGCTTCCCTCTCCGGTCGGCACGTCTTCTATCGAAACACCAGCACATCGCTGTCGGAGGGCGCGTCGAAGGACACCAACGACACGAACAGCCCAAGCCGCCCGAACGCCTTCTACCAGTACATCGAGCCCATCTGGATGATGACGGAAGACCTGATGGGCGGAACCCGGGCGATGCGTGCTGCAGGGCAGCGGTATC